AGTTTGTGGCCGTCCACATATTTTAGTTTCCATGCATGTGCACAGTTTTCCCACATTGAATATTGACTATAACTAATTCTTTTGCTCACGTAAACCCATCCAGTATCTTGGTAAATTTGGCTTGTTCTTTCTTATTATAAGAACTCACGGGTGTAGTATCATTTGTCGCATCCAGTATAATCCCCACAACATCTTTTACTACCTGCAAGTCATTCACGTTGTATACGATTGGCCCGTGTTCTTCCACTTCAATCAATATACTCATCTTACCTGTAAAGGTAAATTTAATCTCGGCCATACTTCCTCACGGAGTAATAATTGGTAAGCCATCCGCATGAATATCACACAATGTCTTATAGTCTGGAAGAACTTCGTGCCTTGAGCGAAGGTCGCCCGGTCTACCGCATGCTTCGCACACCTTGAAACTTTCCAGTTCTACACTAATAACAAACCTATCAAAATCTTCGTGCATGGGTGCAGTATAAATACGTAAACCGCCCCACTTTTCTTTTACCGTATCAATAATAATATTCGGATATTCTTCCAGTTTATCAAATACTTTATGAACCAGCCTTGACCAGCCATGGCCTACCGACTGTAAGGCTTGTTCTCTATTATAACCTTTTAAATAAAAACAGCCTGGTACGAATTCTACATCCTTTTTCATAAACGTCTCCGAGAGATGATGTATTATATATACACAATAATCTTGATATTGTCAAGTGGTAATGATACTTATATAAAGATTCATTACCGAGAAATATATGTCACAACATAAAATTATTAAAATACCCGACTGGAATACGCCGGAGGCCGAAACATTTTTAAATACAATCGGTAAAGAAGGATGGGAATTATTACATATATATAATCAACATGCCTTTATGAAGACCTCAACGGGCGGCTCCGTTGCCAGTGGGTCGCTTAATGCTGCAGTTGATGCGTTTGGAAGAGTTCGTATGTCCGAACCATTTACATTAGGTGATTATAAACCCAGTACGATTGATGATGCGTTTATCAATAAAGTAAATGGGGATGGTAGTATTACCGGTAACATAAATCGTGCATCAGTAATCCTTGCAGCAACGAGTAGTACGAGTTATGCAATTCACCAAACCAAAATGTATCATCATTATATGCCAGGAAAGAGTCAAACAATTCTTTCCAGTTTCATATTTGGTACACCGGTCAGTGGGTCTATAAAACGGACAGGGTACTTTGATGACCTCAATGGTATCTTCTTAGAACAAGATGCGACGGGAAGTTTACAAATCGTAATTCGTTCTGCCACCAGTGGTACAGGGTCGGTTACAGAACAACGTGTCAAACAAGAAAACTGGAATGTGAATACCTTATTAGAAGGCGATTTCACGTTGGATGTAACGAAAACCCAATTATTCTATATAGACTTCCAATGGTTAGCGGTTGGTCGTGTTCGATGCGGATTCGTACACAGTGGTGTTACGGTTATTACCCATGTGTTTGACCATAGTAATATTTTAGATGTTGCCTACATGCAAAACCCCAATCTTCCGATGCGATGTGAGATTAGAAACTCAGTCACTACTGCATCATACATGGAACAAATCTGTTCTACGGTGGCAAGTGAAGGGGGATATGTAGAAGCAGGTCGAGCATTCTCGTTTGCCAATCCATCGTTCCGAACGTTGGGTAGTGGGTCAACACTTCCCGTGTTAGCAATTCGTTTAAAGAATTCTGTGGGCGGTTTACCCAATCGTGCATATGTTCGTATTAACGATTCGTCCGTATTTACTGACCAACAATCTGTTAGATATGTACTTACCAAGTTAAACAGTGGTTCCATGTTAACTACGGCAAGTGCATGGGAATCCGTAGATAACCAATCGGTGGTAGAATATAATACATCTGCCACGGGATATACGAACGGAAAAATTTTACTGTCGGGATTCGTCGGAGCAAACTCCCTGAATATCAATCAAGCCAACCCACTGGTACAATCTCATGCGGGTGTTACCAATAAACAAAACTTTATTGCACAGAACTTTGACAGTAACGACAGTGAGATCTATGTCTTAGTTGCCAAAAATATGACTGCCAATACAACCAATGTCGGCGGTTCTATGTTATGGTCTGAAGTCTATTAACTTTTATAGAGTACACGTATGCCTTTTAGATATTATATTGCTGCAATGCCATCCGGTTCAATGAACGGTGCATGGTTAAATCAAATCGGTTCAAACGTTTCCCATTCTCTTACTGGTGCGCCAAGTGGCAGTTGGAACTTAGTTAATGTAGTTCCGATGTCATCGTTAAACGAAACGGGCGGTGGTTCTGTTATGTGTTATTTTGTATCGGGTTCGTATTAATTTTCATTTCCAATTCCGATTCTAACGCCTCAATGTGTTCGTGTAATGCATGGACACTTGATGGCGCTTCTATAAAATCATAACTGACAAAGTTTCCGATACTCACACTCACATGAAATGTTGAGGGGGAGTCTTGATAAATAACATACGTGTTTCCTTTAGAAGTTTTTTTGATTTCCTTTCCGGTAATCATATTACTTCTCACGCATGTTACGCATTAATAGAATAGCTTCCCACCGAATTTTATCTTCCGACCAAACTCCAGTTAAGCCAGGAAATAATTCCCAAAACATTCCAGATGCAAGTAATTCCGCATATTCCTTGTCAGGCTCATCATAACTAGAAGTATTCGGTAATCCACTATACTCACACATATCTTTATTGAAGATACGTTCCCAGTTATTTTTATATGTTTCTTGGTCTACGCTAAACGGTCGTGGAGTATCGCCTTTACCATTCATAATACGCCACCTCAACCCCAGCTTCTTCAAACATAATCAGACTACGTTTGGCGTGTTCATACCACTTCTGCGTACTTTCTCCAAACGTTAGATGGTTCTCGCAGACAATTTTGGAAATACCAGAGTTAATAATTCCCCGGGCACAGTCGGCGCACGGAATACCACAGGTTAAATACATAGTACATCCCTTTGTACTTACACCAATTCGTGCGGCATTGTATAATGCATTACGTTCCGCGTGTTCAAACCAGAAATACTTCTCAGGACGTTCTTGCCGACTGTCTACGTTGTCGTCAATTCCACGAGGAAATGAATTATATCCAGTGGATACAATTTCATTATCTGACCCTACGATTACTGCACCAATTTGCGTGTTCTCGTCCTTAGACTTCATCTTCACTTGGTTTGCTATCGAACGAAAATATTGTTCCCATTTCATTTAAGAATCTCCTGACACAGTTCAATAACTACCTGTAAGTGTCTAATACGTTTCACTAGACGAGGAATGTCCTCACGGTTGCAATTAATTTCAATTTCTCGTAATTCTTCTTCTGTCATAGTTTTACCTTCTTTAAAGTTTTACTGTCAATTCCATATTTCTCACACAGTTCCCGCAAACCAGACTTATCATGCAAATAATATATTTCGATGTATTGTATTGCTTCCACAGTGGATACATGGAAGTGTTTAGCAACTAAGTCCACCAACCACTTTTCATATTTTCCTTCTTTATTGCCTTTAATATATTTATTGAACTGTCTACCACGAGGAAGTATGTTCGTAAGAAACAAGTAATGACACCGGTCGGGAATCCCTGTATACTTTTGTAGTTCATCCACGACCGGTAAGTAATTACTATTCATAGACAGAAACCTGTGAATCATATACCGAGAAGCCTTATATTTCTTTCGTTCACTTTCGGTTAATGAATCAAAAAATTCTGTTGTTTGATTTTCGGTGATACCGGCAATAAAATCGAACAGTTCTTTTCCTTGGTTTCCGTTAGTCTTTTTCATAGTATTATCGTAGTTCCTTTACGGAATCAGTAAGATTATATTTCTTTGCTTCTTGAGCAGACAGCCAAACGTCTTGTGGTGGAAGTAACTTTTCACGAATCGTTTGTTCATCCAATCCCGTACACTTCTTATAATGAGCAATCATACGTTTGGTTGTCAAGTCAAACTGACGACCCGTTGCAAGAAGTTCATGCTCCTTACCAAAGGCACCGGCTGACCACTGATGGGACAAAATACTCGTATTTGGTGTAATGAGTCGATGGCCCTTCTCACCGGCAATAAACGTCATGAGTCCCGCACTGGCAATCACACCCAACCCAATCGTATGTACAGGAATGGCACTTCCTCGCATCACATCAATAAGAGCAAATGCAGCCATGAGGTCGCCGCCGTAACTAGTAATCATCAACGTCAACTGTTCAAACTTATTCGTCTGGGACAAATTACTATCCAGAATCCACGTAATTACTTCTTTCGTAGTTGATGTCGAAAATTCGTTTGAGAAATAAAACACACCATTATCGGACAATGTACTGGGACGATAATCTTGCATGATATATCCTTGGATGTCCTGCATATTATTGGCTAACATCTTACTTCTCTAACTTGATACGAGAGGTAGTATCTCGCGGCGCTTCTTCGCTATCCGAAATTTTTACTGGTAAAAACTGTTTGTTGATAAATCCACACGCATTACACGAAAAGGTTGGAATAGGAACAATAGCTTCCTTACCGGTTGGCGAAACGAGTGCAGAAATACGCTTCATCAATACAACTTCAGTAAACGTATAATTACCACAATTATCGCACACAACATCTTGTGCATTACTAAGGTCTAAATTAACAGGTGGTTGCTGATTTTTCATAACGTACTCCTTATTAGTTTGTTAATATTCTATATAATGTTGCCATAAAAGTAATTTCTTTATCCGGCACCTGTCCATCACGAAACTGCCCGTCGTCAATTGCAACAACTGCTTGAGGTATTTTTGTTGGTGCATATATTTCAACGTTTTGATACAACGTCTGATATAATTCAGTGAAATCTTGTATCTGTGCATCTGCTACAATTTTACGTATACCAGTTATCTTATCCTTCAATGGAAGGTTGCCGGTAAGTACATCAATAACTTGTAGTTTTACATCTTGACCAATCAGTTCTTCAACACTGATATGGAGTTTCTTATCACGAGTCTGTAACTGAGAAGTATTAATAATCTTACGAATATCTGGATAGTACGCGTTTACGATTTGTGCAATCGTCTTCGTATCATATTCCACGCCCTCGTTCTTTAGGATATCCGCCATTCGTTTGGCGGCTTCCTTCTTCGACGGTGGTGTAAGTTTATACACCTGCGTTCTACTCACCAATGGTTCGATGATTCGTTCAATATAATTAGCAGTAAGAATGAACCGAGTGGTGTCTGAGTAAGCTTCCATCATGTTGCGGAGGGCACGTTGACCATCGGGTGTCACTGCATCCATCTCGTCCAATACAACAATCTTCAATGATTTGAAACCCGTTGTGGAGGCAAAACCCTTCACCTTCTCACGCATTGTATCAATACCACGTTCATCGGATGCATTAATGAACATATAATCACAATCAATATTCTTGATGAGAATCTTTGCTGCAGTCGTCTTTCCAGTTCCCGCAGTACCATAAAACAAAATATGTGGAATATCTTGTGTTGTGATATACTGTTCCAGCTTGGAACGAAGGATATCATTCCCTACATAACCTTCAAGTGTATCCGGCCTATAACGTTCTACCCACAAACTATTTTCACTCATACCTTTCTCCATAACCAAATTGGTTCACAGAACGTTTTATTTATTGAATTATCTGCACGGTTCATTGTATCATCCGTCCATTCATTTGGAGCACTTCCTTGAAATACCATACCTGCTCCAGCACTGTTGGGTCGTTTCGACATTTCCATACCAATAGCACCCATATATTCCATACCCAATGATTTTAAATGGTCATTCATAGGATTCGTAATTTCTAACCACCGTTTCATTCCACCATCCGATGTGGAGAATACATCCGCAATATTAATTGCGACCACTCCTTGTAGTCTAACTGATTGGTATAGATTAGTCAATACGTTGTGTAAAAAATTTGTGTTCCAATCACTAATTGTTTTATATCGTTTAAAACTTTGGGTATCATCCTGACTATAATGTTCTACATTATAATATGGTGGTGAAGTAAATACCACATCGAAATAATTATCATATTTATTGAAATCGAATTCTTCCGCAGGAATTGCATAAAAATCACTCCGTTTATTGTTTTCAAAGAAACTGGTATGTTTATTATAAAAGTCTCGTTGTTTATTATACAATTGATGATTATCTGTCTTCGGGTCTAATCCGACATAATGCTCCGTCGTGTTCCCCGCATAGAAGGCTGCAAGTCTGTCACCCCATCCCATAGAAAAATCTAATACAGTCTTCGCCTCAAACTTATCATACAGTGCCTTTGCCACACTCGGTCTGAATTGCGAGCACGTATATTTTCTGAGGTGGAGGCAGCCACGTAACGTTCCTTTATCAATACGAGCCACCTTCAATGTGAACAACGACCCCATAAGGGTAATCATGTTCTTCTTCGTACGCCACGTCTTTGCTGGCCCAGGACTTCTGTTAGAGTTTGCCTCCCACCGATTCTCTTGCTGAAAATAATTAGATGCAACACTTCCCACATTCGTTTTTGAAAAGTATTGCGTGCTCAAATCATATCTGGAATTCGTGGAACGATAGAACCATTCGCCATCCTTCAACAACTCATTCCATCGAATTCCCTTCAAATCCATATAACTTTTATATGCGTCTTCTTCCGTTAAATCATTATATGGAATAGGATACGTCATGCAGATGGTAGCCATACTTTCTTTAACATCTTCTACGGAAAACGTTTGTTTAATATGTTCCCATTCCTCCTCACCTATTTCTAGGTAAGGTGTCATGTTCAGGAATTTGTCAAAGTATGATTGATACATATTATGTTTTCAAAATTGGAGTTTGTTTGTAATCATTGAAAAATTTACGTACATGTTGCAGTCTCCATCTTTTTATGGAATCGGGGTATTCCTTTACTGCAAATCGTCCCGGCCAAAGTTTACTAAATGCTTCGTATGCCAATTTACGATTGTCACCGGCGTATACGGTGGTAGTAGCGCCACCAGGAAGTTTCATTGTAGGCGTACATTGTTGCATAATATGATGAAAGGCTAATGTACAATATCCTGCCTCCAATACACGCAACGTATGGTCCCAATCTTCAATAGCACATGCACAGTCATCTTCAACACTCACGGAATTATCAAATAGTACACATTGGTATACGTGTCTATTTTTTTGTACTGCATAGTTTTTTGAAAATGCATATGCATAACTACATATTCCACTGAGTGCGACATTAGAAAACATGTCCATACAATACTCTACGATAGACATACACAGCAATGGGTCCGCTACTACATTTTTTGTTGAACCTTTGGGTCTAATGAAAAATTTTTCTACATCATCGTCCAGTTCCCAATGCTTTTCTTCACCAGCGGCTCTGGAATATCGTTTTATAAACTTACGTGCATATCGTAATCCCCCGTCATTTTTATCCAATACTACTATTTTATCGGGGGAATGTACTTTGCAGTAACTATCGTAATCTTGTGGTTCTATAACCAATTTATAATCCAAACCAATTTTACTCAACACCGTGGCAGTTGTGGTTGATGGTCTACCTTTAGACGGAACATAGATAGTATATTTGTTTTTAGATGCTAAAGGTTTCCCTGCGTCCATAAAATTATATACCATTTCATTTAAATCGATTAAATCAAATGGTTTCCCCGTGTCGGTAAAAGAGTATATGTCTACCATAGTATTACCTCTTAACGAATGTCATATTATATTCATTAATGGTTGGAGTTTTCTCAATGCCAGGTTTTAATACCAAATCCTGTTTAAACAATCTGGTGTATGGAATGTAGTGGTGCGGACGGCCATCCACATGCATTTCATTTGTAAGTTTAACAATCTTACCCCAATTCTTTTTTAACTCATCAAACTTTTTTTGATAACCAGAATTCGTGCCGCCTTCATAAATCGTGTCTGTGTTACCACCTCGCATAGTTCCCGTAGTTTGTTTACCACTGAGAAGACTATTGAAGTTCACCGTACACAAATCACCCGTTGACAATACACGTAAAGATAAGTCCGTATCTTCGTTATACGTACCACGCCACCGTTCATCTAACCGTTGGTCTAATAGTTCCGTATTAATTAGAATACAACTATAGACACGAGTATTCTTAATAAATTGGCCTCGACCAGGCTCAGTTGCAGGTACGAACGATGCATACTGACACCCTACCAATCCTAGATTTTCATATCGGTCACTGAAATCTTCCATGATTCTAAAGAACACACCATCACGAATACGCTTTTTCATATTGTGATTCCATCGGAAGAAGCCAAGAATATTGTCATCAATTACCCAATGCTTCTTATGTCCGTGGTCAACGGAGTGCTGCCAGACAAAGTTACGCACCGGAATACTTCCCCGTTTTTGTTTACTAAAATTCTCTGGGAGTTTGATAATTTTATTTACATCCACATTAGCCGCATAACTATCGTATTCGTCGGGTTCCACGCAAATATTAAAATCAATACCCATTTCCTCTAACGTATCAATTGTAAGTGTGCGTTCCCAACGACCCTTCGTAATAACATAAATTGGATATTTCGGATGAATCTTATGCGTGTATTCATACTCATAATCCTTGAATGGATTGTCTTCCAATTCAAAATGAACATATCCAGTTTTGTTTTCTTTGATACCTAGCGCATTAAAAAGAATATCTTTTTCTTGTTGACTTTTTACAGTGACCACCATTAAATGTCGTTCTTTTAAATACGGCGACCAAACAAACTCTGGTAGGTTAAAATAATGTTCATTATCTAAATCATAGAAATCATGATTTTTGAAATCATATTCATACGACAACGTGTAATCCCAGAAGTCGCCTGGGATTACCGTTGTATTCAGTATGTGTTCTAATTTTTCTTTGTTACTCGTATGTATCTTTACAACTTCCACAGTCATAAATTACTTCTCTTGGACGAGATAGTATACAGTTGAAATATTATCGACTTCAAAGGTAGCACGTGCCAATCCCTTTGAAGAAACTTCAAGAGTTCCATTTGTAGCATCTTTATTTGCTACAAGAATTTCCTTGAAATACTTCGCAGAAAAATTAATCGGAGTAAGTTCAACCGTCTTGTCAGTAGTGGCGTTAATTGCAATGCGATTGGTATTGAGATTGGAGTGTCCAATCACCACCGTTGCAGTGGTATCCTTTCCTTCGCTAATCACCGTAAACGTATCCACTTCACTCAATGCACCTTTTGCTCTGATAAAGGTGTTAACAAACTTCTCGTCCAATGTAATGGTAAAGTCCATGGGCGGAAGCTTCTTCAGTTCTGGTACAGCTGGAACCACGGAGATATCCGCAAGAACGAACGTTGCCTTCGTAGCACCATCCGTGATATTCAGACCCGTGATTTTCTCGTTAGCCGAACTGGTTTTGATTTCCAAATTTTCATCAAGAACACTTAGAATTGAACGCAGTTTCTTTGTTTCATATACACCAAAGTCACCTTCAGGGAAAGTAGCATTCTTAAATACAACTTCACCCAATACATTCTTATCATCCGAAATTGCTCTGACCGACAGGTCCGTTCCGTTTGACTTGAACACTACACTTTCACATGACCCACCAAGATTGTACTTACTAATAAACTTTTCAAACTTTGTCTTTTGCATAACCGTTCCTTTGTTATTTAATATTGTTTATCTTCAAACCAAATTCTTGATAACTTACCGTCTGTAAATCGTGCATGGTAATCGCGCCACATACGATTTCCATCCATCGGTTTACTTGTATAAAATATAATATCCCCATGAAAGTCTGTCAAGTATTCACGACGATATGTTCCATCAACTTTTTTAATATATCCCTTTAAAAGAGAATTTAAATCGTCCACCCATTCATGGTCCCAATCTTCCCTATATAATTCACCATTAGCAGTTATTACATACTTATATAATGCACAATCTAACGATTTCGTCTGATACCACGTATCGGTAATTTCGTATTCACCGGGCAGTATCTGCTGCACCCGAATTTCATCAAACATTCCCATACTACATCTCCTGTGAATTCAATAAGATTGATAATTCTTTCCAATCAAAGTTACGTCCAGGGTCATCTTTACGTCCTAATGGTAAAGCAACATCTGAATGTCCTACGACAGTATACGTTGTTGTATCTTTATATCGTGTTCTTAGTTGCTTTATGAGCCATGCAGTACTTTGATATTGTAACTGTGTATATGGTTTTGTTATACCATTTTCTAAACAAATACCAATACTGTATTTATTGATTCTAAACAGCCCTTTCCATACAGAGTATCCAACATGAGATGCTACATATTTCGGGTCTAACAGTTTCATTATCGTCCCATCACGTTTTACATAGTAATGATAACTTAATCGACGTTTAATTAATGTTGCACGAGCCGAATTGTATCCACCAGAGCCACCATCATTATGGATAATAATATAGTTTCTACTTGTATCTCGTATTTGTACCCTTCGTTGTGGTAATAACTGTTCTACAACTTTTGGTTGTGTTCCAGTTAATTGTAACAATAACATCAGTTTAATCATATAATTCTCCAAAGAGGCAGTGGAGGATTCGAACCTCATTCCTTGGCCTAGCGTAGTAAAAGTTATAACGAGTAGCGAACCCAATTTACTACCGACTTCCCGACAGTCCGCACTGCCACACTTATCATGAAATACTAAAAAATTCTTCTGCCACTTTATTTACCTTATACTTTTGATAATTGTGGGTGAACACGTTCATATTAAAATTTGGTTGTGGAATGACTTCATATTTACCCGTCAGTACACGTTTTTCAAATACCAAATCTTTTTCTTTTGGATTCGGTTTGTTTACATATTCTGGATAACTGTCCAACATCTTACGTGCCTTCTTATCCAGTGGATACATATATCGAAACATCAGACCTCTAATTCTATCAATTCCTTTAACTTCACAGAAGTCTGGTGTCAGCCAAAAAACCTTGTCCTTTCCAATCATTTTGGCATTTTCTATATGTAGTGGTTTAATACTTCTAGGGTGCATTTTTTCACCCGTAATTCTATCCATATAGACATCGGTTTTAAAACTTCCAAGATATCGAAAGTTTGCTGCCTGATATACGAACCCACATTTGCCCATAATACCATCTGCCATCGTATAAATAAACTTGACAGTCGTATTCTGTTTAGCCCAATCAATCAACAGTTTCATTGCAAACGAACCGAAATTACTTTTGTTCTTTTCTGGTAAGAAACACATCTTACCAATTTCGTAATAATCGGTAGTAATTACGTCATGCTTGTATAGAATTTTTTTGATTGTCTGTAGTGGCTGAGTTCCCCACCCAAGTGTTACCACGCCCACCAGTATATCATTTTCAAAATACCCTAAATAATATTTAGTGAGTCGCGGGAGAATTTTACTATAATGATAGCGGTGAATAAAGTCTACTGCCTCATTCTTGGGAATTTGCCGCACCATTAACATTAAAACTCTCCGTATTCTCGGATACTCACACCCACAGGGAAAATTGGAATACCATCCTTACTCAGCTCAAAGAATCGTACAGTGAGAAACTTGCCGACCAGTTCCTTACGGTTCTTATAGAGTTCAGCACGATTCTCCTGCGAACCCTCCGGGCGACAATTAAACCGTGCACCAGAATCAGTCTCCAATTCAAAAATTGCGAGGCCGGTATCAGAACCGTCGCCGTCAACAACATTAACAATACGATATTCTGCATCAACAAAATCCTTGAGTTTCAAAAGTGAATACGAACGTTTACCGATTTCATAGAAAGATGCGGGGTCACGAACCATTGTTCCCTCAAACCCATCACTCACAAACAATCGGTGAAGATGCATTACTTGTGATTCATCGTCTGCTCGTACCGTATTAACAATCTTGATATTCTCCGGCGCATTCCGACAAATATCTTCGATAATTCGATACCGTTCTACATACGGCAAATCGGCATCTACAATATCATACACATGATAGAGCAACTTAGAAGACAGTTCTGGACGATACTTCTTGATTGCCTTCATACTTTCCTGTAGGAGTTGATTACCCGGTAGCATGAGTTCACCATCCAAAATAAATCCCGCCGTATCGAACGCGAGGTGCTTAATTACATCGGGAATCACCTGCTTATTACCCCGACTCCATCCCTCAAATCCATCAAACAGCATACGCATGCCATTCAGTTTGGGTTGCACGAATACAGGAAAATCCATCTTACCCTTATGGTCAGAGAACTTGTGTGCTAGCATCGGCATGGGATACATCTGACGAGTTTCCCCGTCATATCCGAATCCTCTGTCTCGTTGCTTCTTGATAATAGCATCAAACTCAAACTCAGCCTGTTCCTTACTATCACGAGCGTTTGCACGACCCTCATTAGTAGGTGTAGCGTAGTAAGGTTCCGAAAACTGGCGCTTAGTTTCCTTACCTGTCTTACTGATTTGATACCATTCAGTCTGTGTGAAGTACTGGTCGCCGTCCAGAAGAATGTGCAATCGCCAGAACTTTTTTCCGCCGGACTTATTTTCACCAATCAGCCAATCACTGGTTTTGATAATAACCATATAATATTATCCTTGAAAGGGTTACACTGTAATATACTGAATATGACCTAGAATGTCAAGGTTAGAATGCGAAGAAATCACTCGCATTTTGATTTACCTCCGTGGGTATGTTCCCCCAATTTAATGCGGTATAAAAATCTTCTAATTTATTTTTTAATTCATTATCGAATAGGGCATCAGTATCCATGAATTTATCAACTAAGTCAATAATTTCTTTCGGGTCATGATATCCCTTAACAGCAACCGCATCGATTTGTAATGGATTATTTTTCAGATATACATATTTGATTTTTTCCCCATCAGAAATCTTTTCATACTGTGTATGAATACCATAATACTTTAATAATCTATTGTATACGATTGCCGCCTTAATGTGCGCAGGTGTTCCTTTCCTAAACTTATTTAATGCATTCGTGGGCTCCGAATCATATTCCGATATGTTGTTTGCCGAAGTATTTCTTGCAACTTCCAAGTAATTAACCGTCTCCAAAGATTGTTTCAATTCCAATACTCTGTTATCAATAATATCTTTGGAAACTTTTTTAAGAATATCCTTTAGAAGTTGCGTCATGAATTCACGGAACACTTTAGGAAAACTGGAACGTACTACGTCCAACCCTTTCACCACCATTTTATTTACGTCTTGGTTTGTTTCCAAATCATACACCTTATCAAGAGCATATCGTTTCTTGGATACCCAGAAGCCGGTCGAGGCAACTGATTCACCCTTAATGAATAATTTGTGATTATCACAGTTAAATGCTTTCTTAGCAAATGTATCATAAAAACGATTTAATGTAGCTTCCATTTCCCGAGCCTTATCAATCGTAAACTGCTTGCAATCACAACCATTGGGCATGATGGGCGTTGCAGATGCATAGATGGAATCAGTATCAATATATGTTACATGGTCCCCTTCCATACCCAATAACTTCTCGTAATGCTTATTTACCACCTTAGCAGTAGATTTAATTACGTCTTGACCCGTAATCGTTACGGCGGCGGCATTATCAACGTCATAGAAACGGAAAACGGGAAGACCAAGAACACCGTATAGAGAATTCAAGAAAATCTTTTGAATATGCTGACGACGGTCATAATACGATGCCTTGTCCTTATCACCTTCGTTTACATACTTCTTCATTAGATTCTTATACTCAACACGTTGTGCAAACCATGTTTCAAGAATTTCTGGAATGATTCCCCGTTTCTGATTGGAATACAGCACCCCGTTCGAACTAATCGTTAGATTATTCTCTGTGAGAAATTCCATGAACGTGTTGTAATCCATTTCCATCGATGCAGTTGTTCCCTTCTCCTCCACAACATACGCAACAATTTCTTTACGGAAATGTTGTTCCATATTCCAATTTCTCACAAACCCAATCTTCGTTTCAGGACTAATGTTGAGACTCATAATAATACTTGGATACAGAGATTGTAAGTCGAGTGAATACACCCAATCATACAATCCAGGAATAGGGTCTTTTACAAATGCTCCAACGAACCCGTCGCCCTCTGACTCCATCTTATCACGACCGCCGTCGGGTTTATCAGTTACAACAATCCCTTTGCGATGTAGATAGGTAACGATAGTTCCTTCTAGGAAACGGGATGACATGTTATAATCTTCATACGGAACATGACCGATATGGCAAATGCCACGTACCAATTCAATTAGATTCAATTTCTTGTCAAGGTCTACAATAAGACGCACGTCTTCCAGGTTATATTCAATAAACTTATTGAGGTCATCACGGAATAGTTGGTCGAGTGAACCATCGTATTCTACCTTACCTCGTCCTAGTTCTGTGCGAGCAACCGTGTCTAAACGATAATTCTGAAGTTGCGTGTAAGTAAATTTCTTATACAAGTCGAGATAGTCCAGACAGGATACGCCAGCAATTCTGTAACGTTCTAATCGTTCAGAGTACTTTACCTTTCCAATAGGACTGAGCCGATTTGCAATACCGGTTCCACAAACTTGCTTCAAACGATTGTACAAATACGGTACGTCGAATCCATTACTATTCCAACCCGTCAAAATTGTGGGCTGAATTTGTTCGTACACGGTTATGAACTTATGTAATAAGTCTTGTTCAGAATGGCAGAACATAATATCTGCTACTTCCGTGTTTCTATCCGTATACAGTTGTTGCGCGTCCAACACAAATACGGAATATTTTTCTATCGTTGGGTCGTATACCGCAATAGAAGTAATTTCGTTATTTGGATTCTGAGTATTTGGGATGCCGTTTGCCATCGACACCTCAATGTCAAAATACATAATAACGTTTCCTTCGGACGGATTATCTTCGTGTAAGTATAAATCAGTTAACACACGAGTTTCCTTACTCAAATCACTTTCGAACACACTTGGATGACCCTTCGTAAATCGGCGAGTCTTAGACACTCGTTCACCGGTCATACTCAGATATTTTCCACTCGGGTCTTTTACGTATGCATAATTAAATTCTGATAACGGACACGTTACCAATCCTTTTACATCGTCCCATACATAAACGGTTTGTTCATCGGTGTTTTGGTCAATATAAATATTTTGATATGCCATAAATTATAAATGCTAGGGTATAGTATAAACATACAACAAAGGGACTTGAAACTCAAGTCCCTGTTGAACCAAATCCCTTATCATTTCTACCATCAGAAGATTCTAATTGCGTCACTTCTTCTACAATAAAATCCACCGTAGGTACTAGAATTAACTGTGCAATCTTTTCTCCGTGGCTAATCCGTTGAACATCTTCACCCGCGTTGTGGAGAGCAACTTTAATTTCTCCCGTATACCCATTGTCAATGACTCCTGCGACAACAAACAAATTTCGTTTAGTTGCCACACTGGAACGGTCACGGATAAGTGCTCCGTATCCCTCTGGGAATTGAATACACACTCCTGTACCCACCAATTCCGTTTGGCCCGGATAAATCGTGGTGACTCCCAAACTAAATAGGTCATATCCCAAATCACCGGCATGTGCTTTTTGCGGTAGTCCTGCATCAAAAAATAACTTTTTAACCTTCATTTATTTTACCCCCATGTTGTTTAAACACTTCATCTATTACTTCATATATAAACTTTTTCATTGTAGCCTCATCACCACCACCAATTTTTTCAGTAGCATTCTGGCCACGAAAAAACGACTTAAAGTGAGGGACTCCATTGATTCCATACGTGGTAGACACAAACTCCTTTTGTTCTACAGGTTCCCACGCATTTATCTTAAAAAATTGAATATCAACTGGCATACCTTCAAACAAGGTTGAAACTGCCTCGTAGTGGGGCATAGTAGCTTTACAGGGACCACATGTGGGACCATAAAACATTACTACCCTAATTATACTATCTTGGTATGGAAGAGGCTCAATCATCTCAGCCATGGTAATTTCCGTGACCATATTATTACTCCAAATAACGTTTGAGTTTTGATTTTATTTTTTTGGTATTACTATTAATATCAGCTTCCCAGAGATGGATAAATTTATAACCAAGTTCTTGAAATCTAGTTTTTCTTTCTAAATCTCTAACCCAAATTTCTTGAGCAGTTTTCTTTTTTCCTTTATTAAAATAACTCGGTTTATATTTTTGTGGATTACAATGCCAGAAATCTCCATAACATTCAATAATATACTCGCCATTCACCAAGAAGTCAACATTGTATTTATCAATCTCTATCTGTGCCTCAAATTTTACATTCAACCGTTTCAAAATATCATAGACTTTTTGTTCAATTTTATTTAACGATGAACGTTTTTTACTACACATATATTAGTCACTTAAAGCCGAAGTAATTGCATCAATATATTTTTGTTTTGATTGTAGTCCAACCATTCTATCTATCGTCTGGTTGTCTTTCTCAATAATTACCGTTGGAACATTTCTAATTGCATAGAGTTGTGCAATCATCGGCTTCTCATCAACATCTACGGTAATAAATTTTACATCGGTAAATTGTTCTTCCAACTTTTTAAACTCGGGTGCTAAGAGTTTACAAGGGCCGCACCAAGGTGCGCTAAATCGTGTTACATGAATCATTGTTTTATTGAAACTCCAAATGAAAGTGTTCGTCCTGCATTAAATCCTTCACGCTCCATAGTTCCTTGTGTATAACTATAACGAGCGTCCAACAAATTACGCATATCTAATCGTGCGGTGACATTGTGAGCCACCGGCATTTTAACTGTGACATCTAACAAGTTTCTGGCCTTTTCCACGATATTGGGAAGCGGCATAACACCTGCTGCAAAGATTCTGTCACCCACTCTATTAAAGAGAATGGTTGCGTTGGTTTTACCATCCAATGATGAATACGTCAATCCCGTGTTCATGACATACGGTGCTTGTCCAACCAAGGCTCTGGATTTGTCCGTCACCGTTAATGCTTGCGTGGTATCTAATTGTACCAACGAATGCATCAAAGTAATATTACTAAATGTACTCACATGTGTCAAGAGTTGTTTACGAAGTTCTAGTTCCACGCCATAATTTGTTGCAGAGATGGCATTCTGGAATCGTGCTTGGTATGCCCCAGACGTTGCCTGTTCCAATCGTTCTATGGGGTTGATAAAGTGTTTGCTGAATACACCAACACTTATGACTTCATAATTCGTTGGAAACCATTCGTAACGAATATCTACATTATTAATGAGTGCTCGTTGGAGATTACTATTTCCAGTAATACTCACACCACCTAATACGTCACGGAATGTAACCGGTGATAGTTCCCGATACTCTGGACGAGATAGTGTGCGAGACACAGCAAATCGAAGATTTTGTGCGTCTGTTAATTTTGTATTAATTAATAATGACGGTAATACATCCATGTTTTCTAACCCAGACCCAGCTTCAAATCCACCTTGGGTTCTGGTATTTACTTTGATGGTTGCTGATTCCAAACGTCCACCAGCAATCATTCGTACCTTATCCGTTAATTGCCATTCTGACATTGCATAAGTAGCTTGTGTTACGTCGGATGCGGTATATGAACCGGCTTGTCCGATAGGTTGTACATTTACCGTAGTAGCTTGTTCTTTACTGAAAATTACATTAGCAGGTTGTGCAGTAATCTCTTCGTTTGCTCTGGATATAAATGCATATATCGGTGCCTCTGCCGTTCTATTCGTGGTTCTACTATATAGTCCCACCTTAATAAGATTTTGATTCAACGTAAACGTGTGGTCTACTTGTCCTACGATATTGGTTTCTCCCAAATCGAAATAGACACGACGAGCACCGTCTAACGAAGACAAAATACGATAGGTACCAGCAGATACACGAGAATATACCACATCAGAACGGTCGGGTTCTTTTCGAACAGTGTTACCATATGTCAATGACCATGCAGTTTTATTTGCATTGGATACTTGATGTTCACCCAGTGCGGTCATGTTCACCACTCCACGGGCAACATATCGTAACGTGGTACGAGCAATACTGTCATTTAGATTTTCATCAAATCCACCGTCTACTCGTGCTTCATTATCAGCATTTCTGGTAAGGGTAGTGTTCAATGCTATACGAGAGTTTTGACCTAACATTGCCGAAAGATTTGCTATTCCTCCCCACTGTACACCAACTCTGCCGGTGGTACCTTGTAACGTGGTAAGTGGTACCACGGTATTGTTTGCTCCTTGATTACCTACGGCAGTAACTTCATCAGCCTTTCGTTCTTCAGAATATCCATAATTGGCACTAACAACATATCCAATACGTTTTCCAAGAATACTGTTTCCACCGGCAGATACCCCCACTGACCCATTTCCCATTCCATTTCGATAAATGGGTGACCAAACATTACGTTGCTGAGTTACAATATCCTGCATCTGCTGTGGAGTTACTGTACCAAAAAAATTTGCTTGCTGCAATGCGGTTGGCATGTTACGTGATGAACCGACTAATCCAAGTCTTTCACCGCCAACTCGTGGAGCAGTCGGCATATATTCATTGAGTACCACCGAGTTTCCACCAAACCCAACTGAATAATTCACTTCACGATTTGCAGGAAATTCCTTCGTACGAATATTAATATTTGCTCCAGCAAAGTCACCAGGTTGGTCTGGAGAGAATGTTTTACTGGTACTAATATCTTGAAGTAGTGATGTAGGAAATAAATCTAACGGAACAACTTTACGTTCTGGTTCTGGGCTTGGAATACGAACACCGTTTAATGCTGCCGTCGTATACCGTTCACTTAATCCACGAACTTGTAAGTATTTCCCATCTTGTACCGTAACACCGCTAATACGCTGTGCTGCTTGTGCCGCATCTCCATCGGGGGAACGAGAGATTTGTTCTGCGGTAATAGCATTGACCACATTTGTCGAATTTCTTTGTTGATTCAATGCTTCACTAATCGTTCCCTTTTCTTTTGCTGCCGTGACACTCACTGCCGCGAGTTGAATTTTTGCAGCAGTCAGTGACACATCTTGATTAATAATACCATCGACGGGGACAACAATCCCAGTGATAGTCTTTGGGGTGTATCCAATACGACGAACTTGCAGGGTTACGGTGCCAGCTCCTACCTTCAACCGATACCGTCCGTCCAAGCCGGAGGCACCACCCGTTGTGGTACCTACGACTTGAATTCCTGCGTCCACGATACCTTGACCTGTCGTAGCGTCAAGGACTTTTCCAACAATCTGACCAGTTTGTGCCTGAACCAATGTTGGACACAATATGAAAACAGCAGTTAATAATTTTCTCAACATAAGATTAGTATAAAGGTTTAAATAACCTCACATCCTCCAGCACCACATGCAACTTCACCGGCAAGGTTTGTTACGTCTTCCAATTCAACCACTTGCGTTAAATCAATCATATGTAAGTGTGTTAGAAGCTCTTCATACTTTTCCTTCGTGATGTCTTCAAATGGGGCCTGCACATAGCTATGGTCAGAGAACGGTAACACACTGAGTGCCGTGAAGTTTTCCTTATTGGTCCACATCCATTCTCCAACTTCTTCCCACTCCCCATCCTTGATGGACACGGTGACCGAAACATTATTCTTGTTCTCACCCTTACGATGGCCCGTCTTCACCCAATCCTTCCAAACCTTACTTACTCTACCAAGTAAATCAAGTGCCGTTTCTTGACGGGTAACTGCTCCTTCTGGAGCACGTTGTGGGATACCGATAACGGCTTGAATGTTCGGCTTGAAGTAATCGTCTTCCAAGAGTTCTGGGTGGTTGAACAACAAGTACGAGTAAATACTTTCATTCTTACCGACACGAATACGACGGATGTAATACTCGTTATGCCAAGCATGAATTCCAGAGGAAGTCCCAAGTACCAGCGAAGAGGTACCTTCGGGCTTGACCGTAGTAGTACGGGCAGCTTTCTTGATGCCAAGTAATTCCGCTACTCTTTCGTTCTCCGCCTTCACTAGATTTGCTGCTTCCTTCATATCCAGCTTTAGTACCGCACCAGAGGCAATACCGGTCATAGATACGCCAATCAGTGCTTCGCGTTCGGTAGTCTTTTTCCATATATCTCTCAAATAGTGGAAGTTCGTATAACTTGCTTGAAGGGTACCAATAAAGGCGGCTGCCCGTGCACGGGCATTCAGGTCATCTTGGTCTACCACACTTCCTGCATCAATGGTAGTAAGATTACAGAACTGAAAGGGACGGAGAGAAATTTCCGCACACGGGTTCAGCCCCCAACTTGCATCGTTCGTGAAGAAAAAGCCCGGTTCACCAGAACCACTCAATTCAATCTTTTTCCAGAGTTCCAAGAATGTTTCCTTTTCAATCTTGTGACGAACGATAACAGCACTGTTATTAGCACGAGCGCGTTGTGGATTATTCTCCCACCAATTACCGAACTTACATGTGAGCATGTCATCATCGTCCAAGTCAAACAAAGAGATCATAGCGGAACGACGAATACCACCAGAGAGTACTGCATCAGCAATGTAGCAAAGAATATCATGCACTTCAATCGTACTAAGTTGTTCACCGTTCTGTTTACGATCAAAAATCTTTTGGATATTGTGAAGTGCATCCTTCAACGGTTCTGGACCAGGCGCCTTCCCACCCGACGTAAGAAGTAATGCACCCTTCTGACGAATGTCACGGAAGTCAAATAATGGAAGAGGCTTGCCCTTTAAATACGAAGCTACCAATACCTTGACTGCATCTGCCCATCCTTCAATACTATCACCAACGAGATAGCGACGAGTCTTGGATGGCTTCGTAATCTCTGGTAACTTTTCAACGTGCTGTCTCTGTACTGAATACCCTACACCTGTACCAGACAACAATAAAAACATGACTTCACTAAAGGCATCTGGATGGTCTATAGGAAGAAAGCAACAATTATACAATCGTGCATTATTAATTTCAATTGGTTTACCAGCAAACTGCAACGAGCGCATACTGGGGAGAATCTTCTTCTCGTAGACAAATGTATATGCGTCTTCGATTTCTGCACTCAAGTGCGGAAACTTCTGTAGGTGCATATTTTTGTTACGGGTCACCAATTCTTCCCATGTTTCTCTGCGTTGTAGTTCTGGTATGTACTTCGCATATTTCATAAATGTCGTAATTTCCGACAATAGCTTTGATTCTAACAACATCTATACTTCTCCAGATTAGTTAAGGTATGTAGGTTCATATAAGTAGTGGGTCACTCGTCAGAAAAATCGTCATGTAACTCTGAGAATTTCTTAGCCAGTGTCTTTTTTAGTAGGGTTTCACCGGACTGCATCTGCTTCTTCAACAGCATGCCCTTCGATGAATTTTCGTCATAAATTTCAATTTTACCGATAGAAGTATTCATATACACCGGAAGTGTTACACCATCCGAACCAAATCGGTTCTTCATCACATGCGCTCGTCCAGTATGATTTGCCTTATCTTCCAGTTTACGTGACAATGAAATCACCAAGTCTGCATTCATAATCTTTTCATATGATGACGCAATCTTATCGGCTTCAATAATATCATCTTGGATAGAACTACGTTGTGTCTGTGAGGCCGTCCAAATCGGTACACCCAATTCACCCGACATACCACGAATTTCTTTATAGATTTCTCCAAGTTCTTGGTGTCGTGCTTCCACTCTGTCGGCTGACCGCATCAAGTCCGCATAGTCAATAATTACCAAGTCGGGCTTCATCTTCGAAGCAGTCAAGTTATCCAAGTGGGCACGAATGGTGTGAACCGTGATGGCGCTTGCGGGATAGTATTTGATGATAATATCACCGGCAATACTATCAACCGTCAACCGTACACTGTCCGCATTATCGGGAATACTACTCGGTTCAATTCCCGTAAAAATGGTATCAAACCGTAGTCCCACATAATTCTCATTCAGTTCCAACGTATAATACACCACACGTTTTCCGTTACGAGCAGCATTGGCACCAATCGTAGCAAGTGCCCAACTCTTACCAATACCAGAGGGAGCAGCAATAACACCCAATTCACCGGCAGCAAGTCCGCCACCAATCAACGTATCAATTGCATCCCATCCCGTAGCAACAGTATTTCTCGACTGTCCTGCCAATCGTAGTTCAATATCCTTTTTCCAATCATGTCCGATGTTTCGGGGCTGACCAGACTTCAACGCAGCATCTACGAGGGTTTTAATATCGGAATATCGTCCCATCTGTAGAAGGTCTACGGACCTCACGATTGCCGACTTCAATGCTTGATTCTTTGCGAAGTCTAAGAAACTATCTTTGACGTATTCAAGGTCATCATCGTTCTTTCTCTGAAAGGCCATTTTCAGTTGTTCTTTCACTGCAACCTTCAGAACGTCATCCTTCTGCTTGTCCAGTTCAATCTTGAACACTTCCAGTGTTGGAATTGCCTTATAATCTGTATAATAGTCAATAGTCTTTTCTACAATCCACTGACCAGCATCTGATTCAAAGAATTTCGGATTTAATACATCTAACGACTGCTGTAGAAACTCGGTAGAAGAAAAAAGATTTGCTAATACTTTAGCCTGAAAGGTTGGTCCGTATTTTGCTAGGTTATCTACGTTTGTATCAAATGTTGCTGTCATGAGTAAATCTGTTTAGAGGAATAAAGTTTTGTGTAATCCACGAATCATAGTTCGGGAACGCACTTAGTAACTTAGAACGCATGAGTAGTTGTGTCAAGGTGTATTTCTGTAGTTCCACGGAACTGTCACGGTACTTACCCGCCACTTTCATACGTGCATCTACTGACATTATTCCTTCGTGTAAGTTCATCAATACCAAATTACGTTCTACTACATCTTTATTATTTAGTATATTCTCAATCATTTTCGGAATTTTCTTCTGACCCGTATATTTTTGCTGTATCATGTCAAAAGAAATTTCCGTTGTTGGGTCGGCAATTTCAGGCAAATACTTTTTCAAAGTTACTTCACCAACGCCTTTCACGCCATCAATGTTGTCACTCTTATCTCCGTTTAATGCACGGAAGAAATGAAAATGTTTTGGATGAATACCATAATCTTCTAGAATAACCTGTTCATCAAAGGTCTTCTTTCGAACAGGATTATAAATCTTTACCGACTCTGATGCCAGTTGGAAGAAATCTTTATCGGTAGAATAAATAATACTCTTACCACCGTCTGCAGTAATTAACTGCGTTAGGTACGCAATCACATCATCCGCTTCCACGTTATCTATAGCAGAAATCGTTACTGGAAGGCATTCTAGTATCTGCACCAGTTCGACCAACTGCCACTTCATGTTCTCCCGTTCTTGTTCGTCGGTCGTCATGTCGTAGGCACGATTCAATCGTACGGCAGGTTTTCTGTTTGCCTTATACTGTGGGTAAATCTTTCTTCGACGCTGACTACCACCCTTCCCATCAAATACAATAATACAGCGGGTAGGTTTAAACGTTCGTATAGCAAGACCAAGACTTTTCAAAAAGCCTATCATGCCACCGATATGATTACCGTTATCGTCCATTGACGGTACTGCCGTATAACTTCTGATAAAGAGATTCATTGCATCGACCAACAGGACACGACTATTATAAGTCATGCCCTGTTCGTCGTTTTCAAACTTCATATTTTGAAAAACTTCGTTGATGTTAACCATTTAGTAATTGGCTAGTGGATGGTGGACATTCCCGCGTAGTCCATTTTCCGGTAACAGTTCCGGGATTAATTGTATAAGTGTGAGTAGTTTTCTGCGATGTATCATTACAATAACACTGCATCAAATTTCTACGAAAATGTAATTCAAACAACTTTATTTGTTCACTTGTTCCATATACACTCTCGTGTGATTGCAATGCAATCTGCACCAATCTTTCCAGTTGTGTATTAATCATCGTCCGACGCCCCCATAATACTAATGGTATCAGGGTCAAATTCCGACTGATATTTCATAATCAACGTATCACAGATTTGATTATATAGATATTCCTTACGTTCCTTATTCTCTTCCAAGAACTTGGCAAACTCCTTCGACTGAAACTTGGTTTCCTCACCAGTGGTCGGGTCAACGTAGGTATACCACGCACCTGCCTGCTTCACCAACTTGTTTTCTTTCATGATAGTCAACCAAGCACCCGTATCATCAATTCCACGGTTAAAATAAATTTCAAACTCGGCCGTACGATGTGGTGGTCCCAAACGATTCTTTACAACATTTGCCTTGACCTTTACACCAATCACATCACCAGCAGAATTACTAATCTTACCAGTGGTTGCAAGTCGAAGTCGTGTCGAGGCGTGGAAAGCAATTGCCTTACCACCCGAAGTCGTCCACGGGTCAGAGAATGCCATTGCATTCATCTTCTGACGGAGCTGATTCGTGAACACCAGTGCAATTCGTTCACGACCAAGAAGGCCCGTAATCTTACGCATTGCCTTACTAATAATGATTGCCTTATCGGTGGCGTATCCATCCTTTCCGAAGTCTGCTTCCATTTCCTTCTTGGTAGAAGCAGCAGCAACGGAGTCTACTACAATCGTAACCAGTTTGTTCTTGTCCTTCCCAGTACGAACCTTTTCGATAATGGTGGTAATAGCATCAAAAATTTCTTCAACCGTCTGTAACTGGACATATACTAACTTAGTAATATCGATACCCACCGCCTTGAAAAATTCTGCATTTACGGCGGTTTCAGTATCAATAAGTACCCCTACTCCACCCCTTGCTTGCGTATTTGCAATCAATTGTGCCCCCAATAGCGACTTGCCTGACCCCTCTAAACCAGTGAGTTCCGTGATACGTCCAACTGCAATACCCCCATGTGGGCGATTACTAATTGCTACGTCTAGGATGGTTGCGCCGGTGGAAATAAAGTCTGTGAAATCGGTGGGAGTTTCTTCACGACCATCTAGAAAGAATGCAATCTGGTCGCTGTCCTTATTCATTTTATTCAATGATTCTGCAATAAGTGATGCTAATTCATCACGATTTGGTTCATCAATAGTTTTCTTTTCTTTTGCCATAGATTATTCCTATAAATAATGTAAAGACCCACTACAGTAATATAGTGGGCCTTTAGATTATAGTCAAGTGTGATTAGTTAAATACTTCGTCAAATTCGTCAATCATATCCTTGACGGCGGTTGACTTCATCTCAACGGACTTTGTTGCGGTAGGCGAAGTAGTCTTTGTTTCTACTTCGGTATTAACGGCCACTGGCCCTGTGGGTGCGCTCGGGTCAAGGTACCGTTCAAGAGCGACCTTCATTTCCTCATACGAGGGTTCCTTGAAAATGGAACGAATGTCCGGCTGTTCACTGAGAAACTGCTGAATCTGAGCAGCGTCTGGGACAAGTGGCGTCTGATTCGGCTTAGGACGAACCATCGTCTTTGCAAAGCTCGTGTCACTCTTTTCCTGTGGGATGTACTCCACCACAATATCACGACCGTTCTTTACATCGGTAATATCCCCGTAATCGGGGTCGGAGATGATGGAAAGAAGTTCCGTGTACACCGTCTTACCGAACGACATGAAACGAACGCCCTTAGATTCCTCTCCACGTACGATGATAGGAACAAAGGTACGAAGCTTTGGACGGAAGGGACGGGACTGTGCCCAATCATCCTTCGTACCACCTGCGGCAAGTGCTTCGGCAAACTCCATGATAGGGTCACGGTTGCCGTTTGAGGTGGGGGAGAGATACGTCTTATTTCCGAGATAGTGGAAATACAATTCGATAAAGGGATTTTCCCGATTTTCCTTCCACGGAACGATACGAATGACGTGCTTACCTTCCGTGGGCTTCCACAGTGCCTCACTTGAAGAGGTCTGCTTGGTGAACTGATTCAGTTTAGCCTTGAGTGCTGCGATGTTTAGCGACATAGTGTACTCCTTTTAGTGTTTAGAATGTTTAGTGAGTTTAAAACTCCCTATACTGTATAGTAATAGGGCCCTGCTTAAATGTCAAGTGGTCTTATATAGTAATGATACTTGATAATTTTGTGTTTACGATTTTTAACTTTCCATACGCAGTTACTAATATCATATTTTTCAAATCATTCCAATCAATTCTAAATGATTTGTCTAATACACCATTATTTTTTTCTTCAATTAATCTATTGATTGCATTAATCGTGTAAATCGTATTCGTTTGCTTTTTACGATGGACGGATATAGTTGACAAAGGAGGAACCGCAGTCAACAAATCACGTTTTTCTACATTATATGTTAATACCAACTGAGTTTCATCGTTGATGTTTTCTAAGACATATATTTTATTAAAAGCCAAGGTGTACGTGTTTTGTATCTGTTGTATAATTTCGTTCAAATTATTCGTATTAACAAATGTACACAATAATTGAGTGGTAATTTCCATCGGCAATATCCATTAAAAGTAAATCTCTTAATAAATATTACCGACGTATGAAAAACCAATAATTAATTACTAAGAAATTGCTCTACCTTTTAACGTTTCCCAATCACGTTCTGGACGGTCTACAATAACATTTCTATTCCATGCTGCACGTAAAAGTGGGGTCTGTACGTCTTTTGTTTTTGCATAGTTAATTAATGCCGAAATATCTTTCGGGAAACACGTGCCACCAAATCCTCGGTGGCCATCGGGACCTGGAACTTTCCAGTGACTCTTACCCAAACGAGCATCCTGGACTAACAACGATTGTAGAGTTTCCCATTCAACTCCTGCGGCTGTTGCAATATCGTACAGTTCATTTGCAAACGACACCTTCACTGCAAGAAATGTGTTTGCAGTGTACTTCAGTAGTTCAGCTGTAGTTGCTGTAGTGATTTGTACGAATCGTACAGAGTTAATTACCCGTACTTGATTCATTAATACTGCTTCAGCAATATCATGAGGTGTATTGTCAGACTTCCCCATGACAAGCACATCTTGATTTAAATAATCATCCAAATAGTTTGCTTCTGTCAAAAATTCTGGATTGAATAGAATATAATGATTTGGATATCGTTCCTGTAACCGCTCGGTGGTACCAGGCGGAACTGTGGACTTAATGATAATTACCTTCTGCGAATCCGTCATACAAAGGTCATGAACCACCCGTTCTACTATAGACGTATCACATTCACCAGAACTATTCATCGGTGTTGGTACTGCAACATAAATTAGATTTGCGTTCGTTAAAAACTCCTCAAACGAGGAGCATGTTGGATTTTTACTTACATCGACATCGAATGTGTGTACATGATGTCCTTTTAGTTGGTATGCATTTAAAACTGCGCCACCAACAAATCCTAATCCAATAATTCCAACTTCAAAGTTCATAACCGTATCTCCGTGATATTATTATATGTATTTCCCGCATGAATTCTTACCGGAAATTTTTTATTTTCTTCTAGAATTTTCACAACCTCTTGAATGATATTCTTATCAAGCGTCTGCATATCCAGTAATATACTATCATAAGTATACAATACCAAGTGGTTCGTTGTATTTTTAAGTAGTTCCAACACTTTCTGTAATTTCGGTAGTGTTTTCACTATCTCAAGTGATTGTACATGATAGTTAAACATCTTACTTATGTTAGGTTCAGTAAAATTGACGGTAACGCCACTTGGTAATACAAATGGCCCAGTTACATCTTTGTAGAATCGTCGGATATGTACGATACTCTCAAAGAGTTCCACGCCATACGTTTCATCGGACATGCCATACATAATTTCAAACGTTTTTTGCTTACTTGCTGCATATAGTTCGTCTGTAATATCATTAGTATCAAAATACTTTTTAGCCAATTCCATATGCAGTGAACCCGTGGGAAGTGTAATCTTGTGCTCGTCTGCAACTAATCGCAAATGATATGCTTCAAAATCAAACTGTACGAGTACACCGTCTGTATATCTACTAATAAATACTTCTCTACTTCCATCACTCTTATTTAAGGCAGAGAAATTAATTCCCCCAAATCGGTTACTAGGCCGTCCCGTTGTGGTGAAAACATTATACTGCGTGTATACCATGTCATGTTTAAAATGTCGTTTCACGCGCTTATCATAATACTGTTCCAACAATTCCGTATTTACCTTGATTCCAGCAGTTTCAATTTCTTTCAATGTATCCGATAATTGTTTAACAAAGATGTATGCTGGTTCATTTATCGTATTATAATACTCTCTTAATACGCCAAGTAGTTGCGTGTGATATTCCCGTAATACGTTGGTCCACACCATAAGCGGTACAATCTTGTTCGTATCCCTAATACCAGAAAATTGTTGATACGTATTTGTTATATATACGGTTAATTGTTTTTGTAGTATTGGTTGATTATTCACATATGCAAGAATTTGAATGTCCGTGTCCGACAATACTTTACTACCCACAGGAATGTTAAAGGTGGGCGCATCCTCATGTGATATAGAAACAATATAGGTACTATTATCTATAAAAGTAACTCCAGCACATAATAAAGTATTCTCCGTTTCATGATAATATGGGTCACGAAAAATCGGGGTAAGTATACACTCATCCCGATTCATTCGTTCTAATAATTCTGTATATTCTTGGTGTGTTGTTATAATCATATTATGATGTAATCATAGTGTACACCATAATATAAACAGAACAAGGTATCTTGTCAAGATTCAAATTGTGAGTAATTCAATTTTGCTCGTAAGGTAAATGCAACAGAAGTATACGATGTGGATGCATTAACCGAAACCGTGCCGCCACCAGAAATTGAACCGGTAACTGCGTTTGAATCATGTATGGCGTACAATCGGGAGTTCGGGGTGGCAAGACTTCCAGAATACCCAATCAATCTATTAACAAATCCGCCACGTGGCACTTCTGCGGGCGTTAGTGAATTTACTACATTTGTTGCACGTTGTAATATCATTATCCAATGGTTTCTGTTATCTGTAAAATCTGTTGGAGACGTGGCCCCAAATTGCATCGTTGAACAATTATTACACGACACTGAACCACCTATGTTAATATTGTCCACATTTCTATATACCACGACCGCATTATTTATAGGTGGTCTAGCTGCAAATGATGGAAACGTTTCTGCACTTGATGATGCAATCTTGGTTGCGAAAATTGTAGAGGGACTTGATGTAGAAGATACCACTACCCAACCGGTTCCCGCCGATAATAATGGAGCTGACGATGCCGTGGTTTCACCATATAAAATAATAAAATCACCGGTTTGATGGCTTGGAAACGTGGGTGAACCGGATGGATTATGTGCACTACCGATAAACTGTATGTTATACGATGGTACTGTGGTGAATTGTCCATTATTATCTAACGTTGACCCTGTAGACCCGCTGGGTCCAACAAATCCCGTTATGAAATCTGCTAATGATGCAGTTTGTGTAGAAATAACACTTGCAGTTAGTGCATAACTTGCAGTTAGTGCATGTGAACTACTAAACGGTATACCATAGGGAAAAGATTTTATTGTCATATTTAACTCATACTAACGATTCAGAAAACCAAAATTCTAAATAGTCACTTATATAGGTTTTTAATCCACCAAAATTCAAATCTACGTTTGCAACTTCTATTCTATTCATATCACCTATGCCATAAATAGTAATACCCGTTAGTAACGTTCGTGTTTCTTTAACGCCCACAATTTTCCATTTAACCGACGCAGTTATAAACCGTGTATTTGATTTTAAGTTTTCATATTGATTTTTATCAATTTCCATAACAACAGTCTTATCATTCACGGGTCGAATGAAATACCGCATAATATATCCCAATGTAACATCTTTCTGTGTTACTATCGGACGTATTGATGTTGGATATATGTTTAATAGCTCCTTCAATTTCTGTTCTTTCTTTTTATATAATTCTTCAACCACTCTGGGTTCTAGCATTGTTTGTTTCTCGTCTAAATTTTTCTGCAATAGCAGTCTTCCAATTATTACCTAGAAAATTAAATCGTGCATGAATTTTAGTTTTCCACCCAGAAACGTCGATAACATCTTCAATACTTAATATTTGGAATGCGCCGAACACTTTATAAAAAGATGGTAATCTATCTATCCAGAAGAGTTCCCCGAC